CGCACAGCAACATTGAAGCTCAGGTCCAGGCCCGGCCCACCGCCCTGCTCCCCCAGGGCCAGCGCTATCAGGTCCTCGTGCGTGTCCGCTGTGCCGCCTGTACGGTCCCGCTCACGTTTGAGCTCCCGCCAGGCTTTGTGGGCGATACCATGCACGCCGCGACGATGAGTAGCGATGCCTTTGAGGCGCGCCTGGGGGCCACGCTCAAAACGCCTGTGCCGATGAGTGACGTCGGCCCCTGGCTGGCGGTGACGGTGCTCCCCGAGGACACGACGCCGGCGCCCACGAGCCCGCTGCCGGTCCCGGCGCCGGTGTAGTGCCATGGCGCCGCTCCGTACGGACCTCTCTCCCGAGTCGCTCACGCTCGTGGCGATTGCTGACCTCAAGCCGCATCCCCGCAATGATGGGAGCCATCCTCCCGCTGAGATTGCTCACCTCAAAGCCTCGCTGACGCAGCACGGCATTTACCGCAACGTCGTCATTGCCCAGGACGGCACGCTTCTGGCCGGGCATGGCGTGGTGGAAGCTGCTCGCCAGGTCGGCTATACCCATGTTCCCGCCGAGCGTAAACCCTACGGGCCAGACGACCCGCGCGCCCTCCAGATTCTCGTCGGCGACAACCACATTGCGCGGCTGCGCGAGCAAGACGACCGGATGCTGGCGGCGCTCCTCCAGGGCCTCGCGGCCGAGGACCCGGCGGCGCTGCTCGGTACGGGGTATGATGCGGAGGCCCTGGCGGCGTTGGTGGCTGCACAGGGGCTTGGCGCTGGCACGGATGCTGACACAGCGGTTGTTGAACCTGATGCGCCGTGGGATCGCCTTGCGGAGGTGCTGGACCGTTGGCCGGTGCAGGACGGTGATCTGTGGGCGCTTGGACAGCACCGTATTGTCCATGGCTCTTGCCTCGATGCGGACACACGGACACGGCTCCTCGACGGCGCGGTGCCCCGCATGATCTTTGCGGACCCGCCGTATGGTGTCTCGATTGTGGCCACCAACGGATACGGCGGCGGCGGCCAGCGGCACAAGGACCTGACGGGCCATTATCCCATTGAGCTATGGGACAAAGCCGCCCGCGGCTCCGACGGAGCCGCGAAGCCTTTTGGCTCCAAGGCGTCGCAGCCGGTGCGAGGCACTGTCGGTGCCTCGCATATCGTCGCCGTAGGCAAATACGCCCCGGTCATTGGGGACGAGTCCCCCGCCACCGCGATTGCCGTGTCCACCGCCTTGCTTGCGGCCTACCCGGAGGCCGTGCATGTCTGGTGGGGCGGCAACTATTACGCCGATCATCTCCCCGCGTCGTCCTGCTGGCTGGTCTGGGATAAAGACACCACCGGCAACTTTGCCGACTGTGAACTGGCCTGGACCAATCAAGCCAAAGCTGCCCGACTCTTTCATCATCGCTGGAACGGTATGCTGCGGGCCAGTGAGCATGAGCGGCGCTGGCATCCCACGCAGAAACCCGCAGCACTCGCTGCCTGGGTCTATGAGACGTTAGGGACCGAGGGCGATGTCATCCTGGACCCGTTCCTGGGGAGTGCCCCGAGTCTGTTGGCGGCCGAACAGCGTGGGCGCGTGGTATATGGATGTGAACTGAGCACTGAATACCTTGCGATAGCGTGTGAACGGTGGCACCTCTTAACGGGGGAGCAACCCCAGCGGATTCTTTAACTTTCGGGATTTTCGGATTATGCATCAACGGTATACCGCCAAACAAGTGGCCGAGGCCCTGACGGAGACGAAGGGCATGGTTTTTATTGCCGCCCAGCGCCTTGGCTGTGATCCCGATACGATCCAGAACTACTGTAAGCGCTATCCCTCCGTCCAGGCGGCCAAGGATGCCCAGCGTGGCATGATGCTGGATGCCGCTGAGTTGAAACTGTGGCAGTCCATCCAGAACGGCGAACCCTGGGGCATTGCCTTTGCCCTGAAGACCATCGGCAAAGACCGTGGCTATGTCGAGCGCCATGAACAGACCGGCGAGAACGGCCAGGCCATGGTGTTGCGCGTCGTCTATGAGAATCCACCGGCGGCGCCCCTCGCGTTGTCTGAGCCACCGCCCGTCCTGGAACTGCCCTCCAATGGTTCGCTCCCATGACCGCGACGGCCATCCAGCCAGCCGCCCGACTCCTCCCGGTCACGATTCGGCTCAAATGTCCGCATGCCGAGCAACTGCGCTTTCTCCGCTCGTCGGCGCCTCGACGGGTTATTCGCGCTGGTCGGCGCGGGGGCAAAACCACGGGCCTTGCCATCTTTGCCGTTGAGGAATTCTTGAAGGGCGAGCGCGTCCTCTATGCCGTGCCCACCGCCGAGCAGGTCATGCGCTTTTGGCATGAGGTGTCGCTGGCCCTGGCGGAACCCATCGAGTCGGGGCTCTTTCGCAAGAACGAAACGCTGCACATCATTGAGTTGCCGGGGACCGAGCAACGCATTCGGGCCAAAACGGCCTGGAATGCCGATACCCTTCGCGGGGACTACTGTTCGCGGCTCATCCTCGATGAGTGGCAGCTCTGCAATGAGGAGGCGTGGGAGTTGGTAGGTGCGCCCATGATGCTCGACCGGGCGAACAGTATGGCGATCTTTTGTTATACCCCGCCCTCGATCCGTGCAGCGGGCACGACCAAGGCGCATGATCCGCGTCATGCCGCCAAGCTCTTTAAGGCCGCGAGTGCCGATCCCACCGGGCGCTGGGCGACCTTCCATTTCAGTTCACACGCCAACCCACATATTTCCCGCCAGGCGCTTCATGAGATTATCCAGGACATGTCCGTGTTGGCGCATCGCCAGGAGATTCTCGCCGAAGATATTGACGAGGTGCCAGGCGCCTTGTGGACGCAGGCACTCCTTGACCGCACTCGGATGACGACCAACCAACTCCCGGCCTTGACGCGGGTGGCCATTGCGCTTGATCCGGCAGGCACCTCGCAGGAAACGAGTGACGAGATGGGTATTGTCGCGGGCGGACGGGATGCCCAAGGGCACGGGTATACCTTGCGCGATGCCTCCCGGCGCGGCACGCCCGCCGTCTGTGCACGCCAGGCGATTCTCCTCTACGATCAGCTTGAAGCCGATGTGCTCATTGGCGAAGCGAACAATGGTGGCGAGTGGATCGGCACGGTCATTGCCTTTGTAGCGCAAGAGATGTACCGTCAAGGGGCACGGCCCACAGCGTCGGTCAACTACAAGATGGTGCATGCCAGCCGCAGCAAGCAGACGCGGGCCGAGCCGGTGAGTACCGAGTATGAACACGGTCGGATTTCGCATGTCGGCGTGTTCCCGGCGCTCGAAGAAGAGATGTGTTCCTGGGTCCCTGGCATGCCGTCGCCCTCCCGGATGGACGCCGCTGTCTGGTGTTTTACGGAGTTACTGCTTAATCAACCGAAGCCGCTGCGGCTCATGGATATGCACATATGAGCGTGACGACGCCACATCCCGCCTACGTCTCGATGCTCCCACTCTGGTCGAGCCTCAGAACGGCCTACCTTGGCGAAACGGCCGTCAAGTCTGCCCGTCCTCTTGCCCTCTCTCAACGCGCTGGGCGCAGTGCACTGGATGGTACGGCCTATCTGCCACGGCCTGCGGGTATGCGGCGCGATGAGCAATATACGGCATACCGGGATAGGCCATCGTGGGTCGCAGCCACCGAACATGCCGTGCATGGCATTACCGGCTCAGTCTTTCGGCATGAGCCGCAGTTGGTGGGTCCGGCGGCGCTGGAGCCGCAACTGGCCGATATCACGCAGACGGGCATGTCCCTGCGCCTGTTCTGTGAACAGACCATCCGCGAAACGTTACTGATGGGCCGCTTCAGTGTCCTGGTCGATTATCCCATGGGTGCCATGACCCCCGAGGGCCGCGTGCTTCCTCCGCCCGTGCAGAGCCGCCCGTACTGGGTACCGTACCAGGCCGAGGACCTCATCAATTGGCGCACGATGCAGCGGCACGGCGATACGATCTTATCCCTGGCCATCCTCAAAGAGTATCTCCAGGTGCCGCAAGGCCCGTGGGGCACGCCGGATTTCTTTGTGGTGAAGGAGCAGGCGCAGTACCGCGTGTTGCGCTTGAATGAGGTGGGCGTCTACGAGGTGAGTCTGTGGTTGGAAGACGACGCGGCCAGTCAACGCCTGGGTGCTCCGGCGGCGACGCTCCAGCAAGTCTGGGTGCCCCAGCGCCAGGGACACCCGCTCGACTTTATCCCGTTCTGGATTTTCGCCCCGTTGAGTATGGACCCAACGCCGCAGAAGTCCCTGCTAGAGGGCCTGGTGCACCGCAATTTCCTCACCTGGCGCCACAGTGCCGACTATGAGCATGCCTTGCATCTCACGGCCATGCCGCAGTTCTACATTGCGGCTAACATGGAAGCGCCCCCGGAGCTCTACGTGGGGGCGAGCTCGGCGCTGTTCCTCCCCGATAATCAAGCCAAGGTGGGGATCGTGGAGTTTCACGGCCAGGGCCTTCAGCCGCACGAGAACGCGCTCAAAGCCGATCTGCAGATGATGGCGGCGATGGGGGCACGGCTGCTCGAAGGTCCACCGGACACGCAGGAAACGGCCACGGGCGTGCAGTGGCGCATGGCGGGGAGCGATAGCCCCGTGCAAACGTTGGTGAGCAGTGTCAGCCAGGGCTTGACGTGGGCACTCCAAACCCACGCGTGGTGGGCGGGCCTGACCGAAAATGTGGATGATCCCTCGGTGCATGTGGTGCTCAACAAGGATCTTGTGTCCAACCTCATGCAGCCGCCAATGCTCCTGGCCTTGATGCAAGCGCTGCTCAATGGCACCATTTCGTATGAAACGTTCTATTTCTGTTTACAACGTGGGGAGATTGCGCGCCCATTGGTGCCCGTCGAGGAGGAGCAGGCGCTCATTGAAGATGAGCAGGCGCAACGGCCACTCGTGACGTTGCCGCCAGGACCGGGGACGGTCCCGCCAGGACGGAATGGCGCGACGCGACAGGTGGCCTAGGAGGTCTCGATGTCCAAGAAGAAGGTATCCTTTAAGACAGGGACCAAGGCCCGAGCCGCTCGGGGCAAAGTCGCCGAACAACTGAAGCGTCGGGGGTTGCGGAAAGGGAATGCCTTTGCCCTGGCGACGTATATTGCCAAGCG